CGGGGCTGTTCACGTCTTCGAAGCTCGAGCCAATGCTATTTGCCTCTCGTATTTTACGAGGGTAGAGACAGCACTGACTTTTTCCAAAAAGGAAAACTTTGAGAGGAACGGCTGAACATCTTGCCAAGTGCTGGCAAGATCTCCCAAGATTTCATCATCGGATTGAATCCGAGTAAGGAAATCCAAATTTGGGAGCATGGAATGGGCCAAGGGTGCTACCCGAGGCCCTAAAGTGCGCTCAAGCAGGGAGACAACGTCCTGGTCGGACGTGTCCCGCGGAATCTCGTCAGATATCCGCGTATAAGCCGGATCTGTGTCGTAGAAAATACGCCAGATCCTTGCTGACCGTGTGGAAAAGGCACGTGGCCGCGTATCGCGGTCACGAGCTAGGGACTCCCAAAGGGGCCCCATTCTCTCACTAAGTGGGAGGCCGAGAGGGTTAAAACCTAACCCCCAAGGCTCGGGGATTGCAGCGATGGCGTCGACGACTTTACGTTGCCGTAAGCGCAGCAAATACCTCCCTTTGGACCCGAGGTTTCTAACGACATCGAGGAAGTTAAAATCAGAGCATATGCCTGTCCATTTGTAACCGGACAGGATATAATCTTTGAATATAACCTTCCCCGCAAATTCCGCAACATCAGCCGAAACGATACTCTTCGCCTCGGATATTTCGACCCCAAGATCCTTAAGGAGATCTTGGTAATGCTGGGCGACCTCGTCATCAAAGATGACGATGTCGTCGCCGAGAATGCGATAGCGGAGCTCATCCTTCCCATGAAGGGCGAATAAGCCGCGTACCAATAGGTGATGGCAGAGGGCAAAGGATGCAAACGAAGGGTAAAGACCCAACGGTTGTCCCACGGTCCAGGCGATATATCCTGTACCGAAGCCCAGCGGTTCGTCGTCGACTTCGTATGGCATACGGCGGCCTTCGGCCGCCCATTGCCAGAGTCCACGTGAAGTTTCTCCGAACAAACTTACCCAGCTCTCGGGAATCCCAAGCCACCTCAACATAGTTAGTTGTAGGGACAATGGGAACCGATCAGTAGCTGAGCTTAGGTCAAACGAATAGGCTGTTAACCCACGTCGCAGGAAAGCCTGGACGTCAAGAACACCTTGTTCTTGGTTATGGGTGACATCTTCAGGTAAATCCCTGAGGTTCTTTAACAGGAATACTCCGAGGGGCTTCAGAGAAGCCTGGAGGATCTGGTTAGGCACAGCTATATGCCGAAGCTTATAGCCAGCATCCTGTTTAAAGCCTATTCTCCCACTTTCAATGGGTGTAGCTGACCAAAGTTGCCCTATACCCGATAAAAGGTTAGTGCCGTCCGGACGAACCATCATACTGCCCCTTAAATAAGGGGACAGTACTCCTATCGCACCGTCTAATATAGTTTGATGCCTCCAGTAGAAATCTGGAGCATTGCGGAAAGCCGCTAGAGCACCAATAAGGGTGCTGTCTACCGGAGCGGTTCGTAACTGCCCAGGTATGACTCCGCGTTTGGAGGGGGAATGAGTAATTCCCAGTACATCTGCACCAGTCGTCGCATCGAAGCGACGCGTGAAGCGGTACCCACTCTGCCAGATAACCGATTCTGCCCTTATATGGGCAGACTCGCTGACAGGCTCCCGAGCAACAGCGCGAATAAACTTTTCGTACTGCTGTCTTGTGATATACACGTCTGGATCTGAAAAGAACAGACTAGTGTATATCATAATGACGTTCCAGGCACGGTAAGTCCCTCGTTTATTAACGGCGGCTATTTTCCATAGCCAACCGATGGGACCAGCTGGAGTCGCACCATCCTTTCGCCGTTTGATCCAAGTCCCGACAGAGTCGAGACCGACGACCGAGCGCAGCAAATCCACCTTAAGGGACTTGCAGTGGGCTACAGTCCACTCAGGACCTGAGCATTTTACCCAACGCTCAAAGAGCGTGAGTATTTGCGAGGCGGGACCCGAAGGGATCCCACAAGCTTGAAGACGCCGAAGAGCCGTGCTGCGAGAAATCGCCATGTACGTGTTCCTTTCGGAGGTGCGTAGAGCACTAGCGCCGATCCACGACGTCAGTAACCGATTGGGG